AAGATGGATATGGCCATCACCCGTACAATCCAACAAACAGTTCTTTTGGTCACAATGGGAACAGACCCAGACAAAGGCGGAGTCAATCAAAGAAATCTTGAGGCTATGCAAAAGCTTTTCGAAAACGAGTCTGTCGGAAGGGTGTTGATTGCGGATTATACAACTAAAGCCCAATTTGTTGTGCCGGAGATTGGAAATATTCTTGACCCTAAAAAGTACGAGATAGTTAACGCTGACATCCAGTTTGGCTTGAATAACGTTTTGTTGAGTGGAGATGAGAAGTTTGCTAATGCTCAAATCAAGATTCAAGTGTTCGTCGAAAGACTAAAACAAGCTAGAATGGCTTTTATCAATAATTTCTTGATGCCAGAGATTAAGAGGATCTCAAAGATTCTTGGATTTAAGAATTATCCTACTCCTCATTTTGAGGATATAGAACTTAAAGACCAAGCTATCTATTCTAAAATTTATACTAGGCTTGTTGAGTTGGGTGTCCTCACTCCAGAAGAAGGTCTTGAGGCCATCGGAAGCGGAAGACTTCCAACATCAGAGGAGTCCAAAGAATCTCAAAAAGAGTATGTTGAGCAGAGGAACAAAGGTTTTTATGAGCCAATGATGGGCGGACCTAACACTCAGAAAGAGCTAGCTAAGGGCAGAGCTTCTGGACCATCTAACAACGCTCCCAAAGAAGCGCCAAAAGAAAACGGTAGACCTGAAGGGATAAACACTCCTTTAGAGACTAATACAGTCGGGCCTATTGGAGCTTCTGAATTTAAATTCAGCTTAGAAAAGATCAAAAACAATCTATTAGCTGCCCAAAAACTTACTGATTCAGTAGAGGCTTCTCTTAGAAAGATGCATAAAAAGAGAAAACTCAGCAAACAGCAGAAAGAAGTAGCGGCAGGTATTTCAGAGATTATCATTGCTAACGAAGAGCCTAGCGATTGGAGCTCCAAAATAGAAGAGTATATATCCTCACCAATTGACTCAAATGAAGGTAGAGTTAAAAAGATACAAGATATTGCTTTTACTCATCAAGTAGATAGCTATTTAGCTAGCATATTATTTAATAGTAAAATTTAAATTTTTTTTATTAAAAAAGGTATTTGGGCTATTATTTTGTGTATACAAAAATAGCTCATGTTACACTCTATAGAAATTGACCTCACCAATAGCGGAAACAATGTGCCCGCGGAGGAGGATCGGGAACAACTAGCTATACACCTATCAAAGAAAATTTTAGAATTTCTAAAAGCAAAAATTTCTGATCACAACGCCAAAGAGGGAGCAAACAAAACAAATATTAACCAGCTAAAAACTGTTTTTTGTGATGGGTTTGATGAGTGCGTAGGGGGAAATAAGCTAGCTCACGCGATCGCCAGAGTTGACGCTTTTCTTAAGGTGAAGTCAGAGGGTTTTGACAAAAAATATTTTGACGAAAAATTGAATCTAAAAATTTCTGAAGCAGATTTAACCGCCTCAAACCAACAAGCTGAAGAAAGTGGCTTAAAAGATTTTCCGTTTGACGATTTAGAAGATTTGTATATCCAAGAAGATTATACAACAAATTTTGACTATTACGTGTAAAAAAAGGTATATAACTATGAAAAATTTAAAGTACACTTCAATTTTCAGCTCCACAGTGAGACCTGTTGTCTCTGAGGAGAAAGACAAGTTTCTAAGCTTGGCTTCTATGGTGGACTTGGAGAAGTTTGTTCCAGAAATTGACACTGAAAAAGAAGTCGACCTGCTTCCTGTGGCTTTCAATGCTTTTGTCGCTAATAGAGCTAATAAAAATGGCGACGTAATTGACACAGAGACAGCAGTAAGGATCAAAGATTCATTTATTAACAAACCAATTAACATCGAGCATAACAGAGATAAGATCCTTGGGACTATTTTGACAACTGGTTATTCTGAATTTGGAACAGATAAACCTTTAACCGAAGAAGAAGTAAAAGCAAGTAACACCCCTTTCAACGTAACCTTGGGTGGAATTGTTTGGAGAATAGTTAATCCAGAACTGGCAAATTATATTGAAGACTCTGCTGATCCAACTAGCGACAACTACATGAAAGTTAGCGCTTCTTGGGAGTTGGGTTTTGCTGACTATCAAATTTTAGCAGTAGAAGGAGAAGAGAAAAATACAGAAAATGCTGAAATTATTAAAGATGAATCAGCTATGGCTAATGTTAAAGAATATTTAAAAGCCTTTGGCGGCAAAGGTAAGCTAAACGATGGACGAAGCGTCTATCGTCAAGTCATTAATGAAGTCCTTCCGTTAGGGATTGGGCTTACAGAGAACCCTGCGGCAGACGTTGAAGGTCTAGCTTCAAAAATCACATTCGTTAAAAAAGACGAGTTAACGCCTACACAAGAAGATGCCGCTTCGGAAAAAACAATTTCACAAGTTGTGGAAACTGATGTAAATCAAAATAATAAAGGAAGAAACATGAAGTTAAATTCTATTAAAGATATAACAGAAGAGTCTTTGAAGGAGTTGTCGGCTTCGGTGATTTCTGACTTTATCGAGGAACAGCTCAAAGAGGCCTCGGAAAAGTTTAATGAAGAAAAAACCGAAACCGAAACGGCCTTGAAGGCTGCTAAGGATGATTATGAAAAATTGTCCACGGAACACAGTGATGTTAAGGAGCAGCTTGATAAGCTTTCCAACTCCATCGCTGAATTGGAAAAAGAAAAAGCTGAAAGAATCGCTTTCGACAAATTCAATGAAAGAATGGCTAGTCTCGACGAAGCCTATGATCTTTCTGACGAAGACCGTCAAGTGATTGCTAGCCAAATCAAAGATTTGGATGAAGAAGCTTTTACTAAGTATTTGACCGACATGCAAGTTCTCCTCTCTTCTAGAGTTAAGTCTGACGAGACTCCTGAGGAAGTGGAAGTTGAAGTCGAGCAAGCTGAAGCAACCGCTTCTACTGAGACATCTGTCGAAGAAGTAGTTGAAGAAGCATTGGATAATGCAGAAGAGATTAAGGACGAAGTCCCTGTTTCTGCAAACGCTTCAGAAGCCGACGTATACGATAAGTATAAGAAAGCTTTTGATATGGGTAATTGGAGTTTTAATAAATAATTTTAGGAGAAAAATAATATGGCTGATTTAAAAGCATTTAGACAATATGATGAGCACGATGTAGTCAATCTTTTCTCTCTTACTGGTAATGGCATCACAGTTCCTTTTAACAAGGGAACTTTGGTCGCTGTAACTGGTGACGGATGGAAGAATGGTGCATCTAGTGACTTGGACATGTTAGGAAACCCGGGAGCGGCTTTCACTAACACGGTTTCTCAACGATATGGAGTCCCTGCATGTGTGACTGTTGCTGCTACTGGCGACAACATCCTCGGTATTACTCTGTATGATGTAAAGGAGACAGATGAGAATGGTGAAAAACTTATCTACAATCCTCGTAAGGCTGCTGAATTGCAGGCTGTTGTAAGCGGACAAGCTGTTCCAGTTTTAACCAAGGGTGTTGTTTTGTACAACGGCGTTGGTGGAACCCCTGCCGCTGGTGGTGTCGCATATGCTGCTGCTAATGGTATCATTAGTGCAGTAAATAGTGGCAAGATTGTTGGAAAATTCCTCGGTGTGAAAGACGCAGATGGAAATGTTCTAGTGAAGATTGAACTGTAATTTATAAAGGAGATATTTTAAAATGAGATTAAATTTGAAAAATACACCTGAACAGGTTGAATTAGTTAAGGCCATGGGTTCTAAGCAGCAGACTGTTGCTCGCGAAGCTCAAGAAGCTTTCGCTGCCTTTCTTGGCCCGGTTATTCAGCAAGTGTTGAATCAAGCTGGTACTGCGGGTTCTGTCTATGTTGACTCACCTTTTGATGAGGACGACAGCCCAAGTTACCCACTTGATCTTTATTATGCTGATGGAGCAGGCGCTGTGACTGTATGGTCTCAGGGTATTGCTGGTGGTCTTCCTGCTAGTCATGTAGAAGGCATGTCTGAGCTTAAAATTGCTACTTATCGTTTGGATAGTGCAGTTAGCTTCCTTAAGAAGTATGCTCGTCGTGGCCGTTTGGACGTGATCAGCAAGGGAGTTGAAAGAATGGCTCAGGAAGTTCTTGTTAAGCAGGAGCGTAATGCTTGGGCTGTTATTCTTAAAGCGGTTGCCGAGGCAAGTTCTTCTGCTGTAACTGCTGCTGGCACGGGTATTTCCAGCTTGAAGGCTGGTTCTCACGTGATTCCAGTGGGTACAGAAAGCACTTTCCAGTTGGCTGACTTGAATAAGTTGATGACTATTAACAAGCGCATCAATGAGTCATT